AATATATAAATTAACAGGTACAACAACATCTAATTTTGCAGTACAAGAAGTTACAAGAAATATAGGTTGTAGAGATGGTGGTAGTATTCAAGAGATTGGTGGTGATGTTATATTTTTAGCACCAGATGGATTAAGAACTATTGCTGGTACAGCTAGAATTGGTGACGTTGAACTAGGTTCTATCTCTAGACAAATACAGTCTAGAATTGATGATGTAGGATTAAATAGAATATCATCTTTAGTTATTAGAGATAAATCACAATATAGATTATTTTATCCAACAACTGGTGGTGCACAAGGTTCATCAAAAGGAATTATAGGAGTATTAAAAACTAATCCTAATAGTGGGTCTATTGGTTTTGAATATTCAGATATGATAGGTATAAAACCATCTTCAACAGACTCTGATTTTATAAGTAATGTTGAAACACAAGTATTTGGTGGTTTTGATGGTTATATTTATAAAATGGAAACAGGTAATACATTTGCTAATGGGTCAACTAATTCTACTATATTAGCTGTATATAGATCTCCAGATATGGTAATGGGAGATCCAGGTATTAGAAAATATATGCAAAGAGTTAATCTAAACTATGAAGGAGAAGGTACGGCAGTTACAGCAGACCTTGCAATTAGATATGACTATGATGATCAAAATACACCACAACCAAATAAAATATCAATAACATCAGGTGGAGGTGCAGCAGTTTATGGAGTTGCACTATACAATAATGCAACTTATAATGCATCAGGTATACCCCTAATAAGACAATCAGTAGAAGGATCAGGATTTGCAGTTGCACTAAAGATAGATGATCAAAGTAGTTCAGATGCATT